ATTGAATTAAGAATCCTAGAAAGTGCTCTACCTTGTAATCGGTTTTGAATTGCTCTATTCCAGTTTTCCTGATCTTTTTTCAATGCTTCATCATACACTTCTTTATCAATCTTGTCTTGTAAAAATTTATAAACTACATCTCTTATCCAAGAAGTAGGCTTTATCTTTAATTTCGTACGAATATATTCATCGAACAGTTCTCCTCTGTTTATATCTATAAGAACGTGGTAATACTTTTTGTTTCCGTGGGGTTTTTTACCAGCTTGAGCCATAAATATCTTTTTAATTTATACTATCACATTCTCATTGTATTAACTTTTTAAGTGTTCATAATATCTATCATTTGCATCTTTCCAATATTTTTTTAGTAATCTTTCTATTTTTTGGTCTTTTTCTTTTTTGTTTTTCATAGATTCAGATTGTAATAATGTTAATTAGTATTTTCCCTGGGGAGAGTGGCTGAAATTGTCCCATTCTCTATAATCACGCTCCAGAACTACGATTTGGTATGGGACAAGGGTATGGGACAAGTAAAATTGTCTCACGTTCCAAAAACAATGGGACAATCTATTTTGTCTCACACAGTTGTCCCACTGAAATCTATTGGTACGACTAAGATTTTTCTAATGGGACAGGATATGCAAACGCCCCGCGTGCGAGGACTGCTTTATAAGACTTATTAGAATTATCATCTTCTATAAGCTCAATAAGACCTTTTTTAAGTAATCTTTGGAACGATTTTCTTATTGCAGCATCTTTACCATCGACCATTGGATCGTGAATCATTTGATTTATGGTATAAGTTTCTGGATAAATTTTTCTTAGTTTCTGAAGAACCTTATCTTGAACAGTTGTAGGAGATCCAGAATCATCAGAAACTTCAGGAGTGTAATCAGCGATAGCAAAAGTGAGATCATCTTTCATCTTCATTATCATTTGAGTCCCCATTCTTCCAGACCTAGACTTTTCGATAGTGATAAACCTGCTATTACGACCTACTTTATTAATTTGTTCTTGGGTCGGTTTAGATAATTTCCAAGTTTCATCAACAGCATCTCTAATTGCTGATGTTCCCCTGAACCCACCATTCTTATTAGCATGATGAATTATAAGAATAGTTGTTCTTGGAAAGAGAACCCCATTATTTCTAGTAAGCCAATATAAAGGTTGAGCAAAATCTGATTTGTTTTCATCAAAAGCTCTACCACCGCTACAACCAATCAAAGAGTCAATAACAACTAGCTTTGGTGTATAAGTTTGCATTAACTTAATAAACTGAGCATATCTTTGTAATTGCCAATCAGTTTGAATTTTTACGTTGCTTTCGATAGGAAAGTTAACTTCTTCCAACTGTTCTTTTAGTTGTGATAATGGTTGATCGCCATTTAATAGCAGAACATTTCCCTGATCTACAGGAACTTTGCTACCTCTAACAAGGAAAGGTTCTCCAGTAGCAATATGTTTTGCCATAGTCCAAGCACTCATGGATTTACCATCTCCACCAGCACCATAGATAAGAACAACTGAAGGAGTAGGAAGAATGTCAGGTATCAAGTATTCCCT